GAACTAATATTGTTCCAAGGCACAGCGGTCCACGTGAGTATGTTTGCGCTGTTGCTAAAAGCAGTCAATTGCCACATAGGCCCCCACGCTGCAGCAGACGCCCCAAAGTACGGCCATGCCATCAAGGCACTGTACGCATTAGACCCATCAGTAACAATGGGTAACGACCCCCTATAGGTGAAAGCACCTGTAGAAGAGGGATAAGGGGACGGCTCGGGCACCCGCATGCCACGAACCAAGAAAGGCTTGTGGACGCTGGCTATAAAGCCCTTGGCGTTCACTGCCAACATCTTGTGCGCTTGGTTGCCACTCATTCGAGAGACACCAACACCCTTCTGTTTCTTTGCGGCCTTGATACCCTTGGGTTTCTTGGACGCTTTCTTCTGCACTACTGCAAATGTGACCTTTTTCTTCTTCACACGTTTGGGAACGTTGATAGAAACCATTTTCGACTTGCCAGCTCTGACTGGAGCCATAAGTGATTGCCAGTCGTATCCTTGCTTTGAAAATTTTGCCGTCACCCATCCGACGGCATCCAACGTCTCGAGGCATTTATTCAAATGGGGTGAATGTCTCATCTCGTACTTGAACTGCTCCAATTGCTCCACATCCGGCTCTTTGCTAGCCAAACGGTAGAAAATGCGTGCCCAATTCACAGGCTCGCCTACAACTTGTCCTTTTTCCAAGTTCCAATATATATATGTGGAACAAAAACGAAATTTAACTTCCTCGAGTTTATTTGCTTGATACAACACCAGGTCACGAGCATTGTGGCCTAGTTGATAATAATATTCAACCAACCCGGGCTGATACTCCTCAACGCAATCATCGCCCATAGCGATGATGAAAGCACCAGGATGCAGCAACTTGCGTATATCAACCCGAATATGGGAATTATCGCTGCTCGTATTTTTACGGCCAGAAATCATGATGCCAGGATCAACCTGGGCCCACAATTCGCCGTTTGATAATTGACGAACAACCAAAGCAGCCACTGTATATCTATTTAAGAAAATAT